ACCCCAATCTTGTTGACAATATGCGAGCCGCAAGGAGCAAGTAATGGCCACATCAGGCACGTCACTCTTTGACATGGACTTCACGGAGATTGCCGAGGAAGCATTCGAGCGTGCCGGTCGTGAAATGCGTTCAGGCTACGATCTGCGTACTGCTCGCAGGTCAATGAACCTGATGACCATTGAGTGGCAAAACCGCGGCATCAATATGTGGACAATCGAAGAGGGTGCGTTTAATCTCACACCCGGATTGAACACGTATGCTCTGCCCACGGATACGATTGATTTGTTGGAGCACGTGATCCGCACAGGAGGCAATACAGTCTCTACACAGGCGGATCTCAACATCACACGAATTAGCGTATCCACATACGCCTCCATTCCCAACAAGATTGCCCAAGGCCGTCCTATTCAGGTGTGGGTGCAGCGTATGTCTGGTGTGGTTTCTCCGACTGGCTTAACGCTAGACGGCGCAATTGATGCAGACGACACCACCATCACGCTTGACTCTACGGCTGGTCTGGCTGGCTCAGGCTTCATTCGTTTGGAGTCGGAAGACATCTACTATGGATACGTCTCTGGCAACACGCTAGGCGGCGTTTTCCGTGGCCAGAATGGAACCACTGCGGTCTCTCATGCTGACAATACGGCCGTCTACAATCCCAACCTGCCTGCTGTGACGGTCTGGCCTACGCCGGACAACAGCCAGCAGTACACGTTTGTTTACTGGAGACTACGTCGCATTCAAGACGCTGGATCTGGTATTCAGACTGGTGACATGAACTTCCGCTTTTTGCCTGTGGTGGCAGCTGGATTGGCGTACTACATTGCGATGAAGATGCCGGAGCTTGCTCCACGTATTGACATGCTGAAGGCGGCGTACGAAGAACAGTTTGCTTTGGCGGCTGGCGAAGACAGGGAAAAAGCAGCGGTCCGGTTTGTACCAAGACGCACCTTTATTGGAGGTTCGTAATGGGAAATCGGTTTGCTTCCGGCAAATGGGCAATCGCTGAGTGCGATCGGTGTGGTCAACAATTTAAGCTCAAGCAGCTCAAAGAGGAGATCATCAAGACCAAGCGCTTTCAGATCAAAGTTTGCCCTGAGTGCTGGGACCCAGATCATCCCCAGTTGCAGCTTGGTATGTATCCTGTGGAGGATCCCCAAGCTTTGCGCAGTCCGCGCATTGACACCACGTATGTGACGTCAGGCGTAAACGCAGAAGGCAATCCTTCTGGCGGATCTCGCGAGATTCAGTGGGGCTGGGCTCCAGTAGGTGGGGCCAGAGGTTTTGATGATGCTCTTACGCCAAATTACTTGGTCGCAAGAGGATTTGTTGGTACAGTGACAATTGCGACATAAGGAGTCGAACATGAAACACGAAGACGCAAAAGCAGACAAGAAAATGGTGACGGCCGCAGTGCATAAGCACGAGAAGGCCATGCACCCCGGCAAGCCCGTGACCAAGCTGGCAAAAGGTGGAAAGACCAACGCACAGATGAAGGCTATGGGCCGTGGATTGGCTAAAGTTGCCAACCAGAAAAAGTCGTCATTCACCTACAAAAAAGGTGCGTAACATGGCAAAGTTCAGCATGAAGCAAGGCGGCAAAGAAGTTGGTCCTGCCAGCGTCTATGCTGAGCCGCACACCATGACCGGAAAGGCTGGAGTTGAGATGAAAAAGATGAAAGACCCCAACACGCTGTCTGCCAAGCAGATGAACTGCGGCACTGCCACTCCTCGCGTGAGTGCTGGCGACCCCGGCGCAGACAACGTGAAAAAGACTGGTATCAAAATTCGTGGTACTGGTGCGGCAACCAAAGGTGTAATGGCTCGCGGCCCTATGGCTTGAGGTGACTTATGGACTACGCTTCACTGTGCCAAAACATCGAAGACATCTGTGAAACGACTTTCACAGCGAGTGAGCTTGCGATGTTTGCCCAGCAAGCTGAGCAGAGAATCTATAACACGGTTCAGCTTGCTAGCTTGCGTCAAAACGTGACTGGCTCATTGACTGCGACCAACAAGTATCTCTCTGCGCCTGCTAACTTTTTGTCGGTGTATTCTTTGGCTGTGGTTGACGGTGGCGGTGACTATCACTACCTTCTGAACAAAGACGTAAACTTTATTCGTGAAGCATATCCGCGCGCCACAGATACTGGCTTGCCAAAGCATTACGCCATCTTTGGTCCGCAGTCTGGCAACGTCAACGAGTTAAGTTTTATTTTGGGACCCACTCCAGATTCGGCTTATACCGTTGAGTTGCACTACTACTATTACCCAGAGTCCATTGTGACGGCTGGTGAAACTTGGCTTGGTGATAACTTTGATTCAGCTTTGTTGAATGGCGCTTTGGTTGAAGCGATCCGTTACCTCAAAGGTGAGGCCGATATGGTCAAGCTGTATCAAGATATGTACGTGCAGGCGATTTCGCTTCTCAAGAACTTGGGCGATGGTAAGCAACGCATGGATGCTTACCGCGACGGTCAGGTTCGTCTGCCTGTTAGTTGAGGTGAATGATGTCAATCGTACAGGGACTAACCAGCAGCTTTAAACAGCAGATCCTTTTGGGCGAACATGATCTGGATACAGACACGCTCAAGATGGCGCTGTTCACCGCGGAAGCGGATCTGAACCAATCTACGACGGCCTACTCCACCACCAACGAAATCTCTGGAACGGGATATTCTGCTGGTGGCGTGACGTTGACTGGTGTAACAGTAAGTCTTTCTGGGACTACTGCGTATGTCAGTTTTACAAATCCGACGTGGAATCCAGCGAGCTTTACCGCTCGATGTGCGTTGATCTACAACTCAAGCAAGAGCAACAAATCTATTGCTGTGTTGGATTTTGGGTCGGATAAAACCACGACCACTTCATTTACTGTGCAACTGCCTGCCAACACGGCATCAGACGCGCTTATCCGGATCTCTAATTGAGGAGTTTGAAATGCAACTTGAAAATGCAAAATCTTCTGACACTATTGGCGCTATGTTGACCAAAGCACAAGGTGTTGGCGAGCACACGCAAGCAGGCGGTGTTTATCGCATCGAATGCTTGGATAAAGACGGCAACGTTAAATGGTCCGCCGAATCCCACAACCTCGTGGTGAACGTTGGATTGCAAGACATGAACACCAAATACTTCAGCGGCTCAAGCTACACAGCCGCTTGGTATATTGGTCTGTATGGCGCAGCAGCTTCCAATACGCCTGCCGCATCAGACACATCGGCCTCTCACGGCGGATGGACTGAAATCACGCCTTACAGCAACGCCACTCGCCCTGCTTGCACATTTGGCACTGCCACAACAGCAGATCCTTCTGTGATCTCTAACAGTGCATCTGCTGCGCAGTTTTCTATCAATGCTACTGCCACTGTTGGCGGCGCATTCTTGATCAGCGAAAACACAAAAGGTGGCGCTACTGGAGTTCTGTTCTCGGCATCTGACTTTGCCTCTCCCGGCGATCGTTCCGTGGCATCTGGCGACACACTCAATGTATCGTATACTTTTTCCCTTGACGCAGCTTGATTGGAGCTAACATGGCAAACTTTAAAAAAGGCGACATTGTTAAGCTTGTAGCGGTCATCCCTACTGGTCCTGTATTGGCCATGCGCATGGATGAAGATGGAAACATTCAGTGCTTGGTAGAGTGGACTGACGCAGATGGTAAAGCCCAGCAACGTTGGTTTGACCAAGACCAACTCGTTGCGGGGTGATAAATGGCCGAAGGCGGATGGGGATCCGGCACATGGAGTGAAGCGGCTTGGGGTGGTTCGGTCTATTACCGATCCTCCGAAGAAGCCGTTTCTGCTTTGGATGTCGAGGCCGTATCCGCCAGTGAGTTCACTTCGGCGATTGATGAGCTCATAACTGCATCAGATTCTAGTATTGGACTGGTCGAATTTGGAGCCAGTGTATCGGAGGCGTCAGCCATATCTGATGCCACTGCTGGCCCAGTGGATTACCAAGTATCGGTCTCAGAGCTTGTGCAAGCAACTGAGGCCAATGCCGCCGCGCAAATTTTTGCCACCAGTGTGTCTGAAAGCGCTTCTGGGTCTGATGCTACAGAAGTTGCCTCTACATTTGTTGCATCAATTCAAGAGCAAGGTGAGGCGGTAGATTCCACTGCTACCAATCATGTGGTCATTGGACAGGTGGAAGAGGCGTCATCTGTCGCAGACGCAATTGTAGTTGTCGGTGCGTTTAATGCATCAGTGGCTGAATCCGTGGTTGGGCAAGATCAGTCTAATGTCACCATTAACATGACGGCATCTGTTGCGGAATCGTCTACGATTGGTGAGGCAATCTCCACTTCTGCCGACATGAATGTGTCGGTATCTGAGCAAGCGCAAGCAAGTGACGCTATTGCGGCTGCGTTTGAATACGACTCGGAATTCACCGATAGCGCACAAATGACGGATCTGGCGTCGGCCGCGACAGGCTGGGCGGCTCGCTTTACAGATACTGCGTCTATTGGGAATACCACTTCTTCTAAGGCGGATTTTGCGGTGGCAGTCAATGAGCTGTTGTCCGCGTACGAAGCCTTTGTTGGAAACGTTTCATTTGTTTGCAGTTTGGCTGAATCAGCTTCTGGAACGGATGAAACATTTGGTGTAAAAGCATGGTCTGGAATTGATGACAGCCAGACACCAAACTGGCAAAATATCAACAACACGGAGACATCTGATTGGACGATAATCAACAACGATCAGACCTCCAATTGGCAGCAGATAACTGCGTAAGGAAACTCGATGGCAACTTCATATACATCGCTTCTTGGACTGGCGTTACCAGTCACTGGTGAGCTTCAGGGCACTTGGGGGGACGTTGTTAATGCGTCGATTACCTCTTTGGTGGACTCTGCTGTAGCGGGCACAACAGACATTTCTACTGACTCTGACGTGACGCTGACGACCACTACTGGTGCTGCCAACCAAGCCCGTCAAGCCATTTTGCTGTTTAGCGGTTCAAGAGCAACGACGCGTACAGTCACATTA